GCTAATAGTATTTGTCTATTTCTAGACTGTAGCTCAAGCATATCTTTGTCTACAATAACTACTTCTCTTGAGATTGTGTCTTTCCATGCACCACTTGCTCTGCCTGTTTCAAGATCAATAACACTTCTTCTTGTTTTACCTCGAAGTTGGACTTTGATTTTTCCTTGATCTCGGAGAAGTTGAAGGAGTCTAGATCCGTCCTCGTGATAGTCAGCGAGTGTTGGCTTGTAGGACGGAAATGGTAACTCCCAGTTCTCTCTGAGAACCTTACCAACGTTAATAGCAATGCTATCATAATCAGTAGCAGTACCGTCCCCAATAGTAGTAAATACCTTAGCAATGACATCTATAGCCTTTTTATCGTTTAATGTTGCATCAGCAAAATCTTTAATATATTTATCTTTTACTCGTCTAGCAGATAATTCGAAGTCAATAATTCTACGAATTTGTTCTTTCTTACTTGTTAAGAACTTATCAATATCAGTGAAATCTTTAATTTTACCAATAATCTTTGTTAGTTCTTTATAAGTTTCAATATCGTCTAATCCACGAATATATGCTAGTTTAGCGCCCGGAATATTCTTCTTAATCCAATTATGCACTCTATCATTAAACTCAATATTATTTGGTTTAAAGAAATAGCTGCGTAATGGCGCTCTTCCTGTGTAGTAGGCTTGCCTTGCTAATCCACGACCATAATTATCTACCCAACGATCAACAAACCGTTGATTATCTAGTATGTTCTCAGAAAGCTCTTCAAATGAAAAGTACTTACCTTGAATCTGAACTTTAGGGTCTTCACCAGCAATATACTTAGCAAATAACTCTGCTCTTTCTCTTGATCGTCTATCTAAGATTCTTGAAACGTTAGTAACGCTGAATTGTTGTTCTGCTCTTGATACAGCAATAAAGTTGTCCCAAGGGGTCTTATCTTTAGCATAGCGTTCAAATAGAATACGCAAGTTCTCTACCACAACACTCTGATTATTTACACTAATTTGATCTTCAAGACTCTCAGCAAATGCTTCAATAAAGTCTTTCTGGTCTCTGCTTAGTAGTTTAGAGTTCTTCATAAAGTCAATACGCTCTTGATACACAGATAAATCTGGGTCATAGAGTAGCGTAGACTTCATTTCTCCCGTAAAGGGGTCAAACGACATATTACGTTCATCAAACTCATTATTAGCTCTTAGTCTTACAGACTTCTTACCACCAATAGTAGTACCTCTAAAGTCAGTCAGGGACATTGCTTGGCGCATATCGTCTGCTTCAGCTATAAAGAAAGCTCTTAGCTTTTTCTGGTTTTCTGTACTACGAATTAGGTCATAAGGCCTACCTACTGAAATGATATCTGCATCATTAGCAATCTTGCTGATAGCCGCTTGCCTAGTTGGGAATATCATTGTTCTTAAATTGTCTAGTCTTCTCAAGGCAGCAATACTAATTCCTTTCCCTTTTGGAGTAAAGAACTCACCTACCTTTAATGTTCCTGCTTGGAACAAAGCAACTGCCTCCTCGGATCCAAGGTGTTGCCTCATAATATTCATTGGTTGTCTAATTAACCATTGAGAATAGTCCTCTGTTTTAGGGGCTTCTCCTGTGAGTTTAGCTGCATCAACTTCTGCAAGCTTCCTCTTTTTAACTCTGTCTGACTCTACTTTAGCAATGTCTTCTTTGCTTTTTAGTACGGGTACCAGCGCTGATCTACAATTCCAGTGTAGAGGAGGTCGATATCTAACATCCTCGAGAGGGTATACGTTACCATCGAGACTGGAGCAGAGAGTACTGGTGCGAGCGTCAAGTACAGCTGTATAACGGTATCCATAAACTATATCCTTGTTTTGTTCCATCACTTTATTAACAGCTAAAGCTTCTGTTCTTGTAATGGATGTTCTGACTAATGATTTGACTTGACTTTCAGTAAGTCGGGTAGTGTCGATTACAGATGCAACGATCTCTTTTTGAGACCTGCCTTCTGCTAATCCAAGACTAATTTTAGACTGTATACGCTGTAATTCTGCCGAACCAATACTATCAAAGTGTGCCCTAATAGTCTTAGATGTCTGGATGTTTGGTCCAACAATATCTAAAGCCACTTCTGAGCCTCTGGGTTTAATAACCCTAAAGAAGCCGCCTGTGGACTTCTCTAGGTTATTAGCGTGAAATGAGGTAGCTGCCGAGGCAAAGTCACTAACACTGTTATGAGTAGTGTTGTGAATTTCTTTCATTGCCCTAGTAATTTCTGGCTTGAGGTCTGCACGAATATTTCGTACTAAAAGATCACGTAGTCTCTTTTGATGCCTTCTGATACCTCTGGACACATTAGTTTGTGTCTCTAACTCGTAGAGCCGTGTATCAGCTAAGTGCTGAACGATTCTATCATACAGATCGTCATTAATAGCCATTATTTACCTCTTATTAAATTTACAAGTTCCTTTATACCACTAAAGATATAACTGATACTGCCAGTAATGGCCTTTACAGTGCCTCTATAGATCTCCATAGGGCTTGGTAAAACCCATCCAAGAATAAGTAATAGTATTACCCAAGGGGGAAGATTCTGAATACTTACATTAGCAGCCTCAATAGCTGTTTCTGCTTGTGATACTTTTCCAATTTCTTTAGCATCAACTGAACTTGTCTTTTCTGATTGAACTAACTTGCCAATTTCTTGGGCTTCTACTTTGTTTTCTTTTACATCACCAACTTGAACACCTGTTTGATTATTCTCTTTACCTACTTGAGTATTAGCAGCTACATTAGTGCCACCACCAAGTCCGGGAACTAAGGCAGACATTGCCGAACAACCAGTCAGGGATAGTGTAATTAATATAGTTGCTAATACGTTTTTCATATTAAGCCTGTCTATTTGTATTTAAATTTTCAAGAATAGACGCATCAATATTTGATGAGTTAGTACCTACTAAGGGGTCTGATTGAATCTCCATCTTACCATCGTCATCATCATAATCTACTGGTAGAATATCATTCTGTTTAGCAATAGACAAGAAAGTAGAACGTGGGATAATACCTTGTTGATACCAGTCCGTAATTAGACGCATCCAGTCTGCACCCATAGGTGTAGGGTTAAAGTCAGCGCTTAGTGTGAATTCAACGTCTTCATCTTTTAAGCCTAGACCATACTTCCAGTTAAGCATAACAGTAATAACAGACTGCATAGTCCGAGACACTTTAGTGTTTAACAAGCCTAACTGTGCTGTTTGAGCAGCATTACGAATCTCTAACGCTACACCAGACTGCGCTCCACCTTCAGGTGAAAGCATACGAATACCCATCTTAGCCATCTCTTCTACTGTAGCAGAAATAGCCTTCTCCATATCGGAGAGTGAGTTAGTAGGTGTCTCTAGTGCCTTAATTTGATCATCTTTGCGTAAATGAATCCATGCACCAAGACCAGCAGAAGTAATCTCTTCAAACTCCTCATCAGTCATGTCAGACATCACTACAGGCGTGTAAGTAGCTGCGCCATATAGGAGGTGATTCCTACGTGAAACTTTGTTGTAGAGAGCTACTTCTCGGTCTACTAAAGGTAGTAGAGCAGGTTCAATAGGATCTACTTGACCGTTAAGCGGGAAAGCAGGAATGAAAGGCATTCTTTCACCTTGCATTAAAGGCTGCTTAGAGTCTACTAGTGTCCAATCTTGTGTAGTTAAAGATTGTTGATACTGTGAGCGTAACTCACCATTAACAACACCAATAGTATCGTTAGTATCCTTACGTTGATAGTAGTCAATCTGAAGCATACCAGAATCATCTAAGAAGTAATGTGACACAGTATCTACATAGTCGGGATGGAACTGATTCTTAGAGTAGTCAGCAACATAGTATCGTAATACTAAGCTTGTTAATACTTCTGAGTTGCTTAAACCTGTTTTAGCCTTACGCCAGTTAATAACGTTCTCTGCCTTAACCATCATTGCGTATGGATTAATCATAGCAATCTGTTCAGAAGTTAAAGAATCATAGTTGGGTACTTCGGGATAGTCTACAATAATCCATGCACGGCTGGTCTGTAGCTCTTCCCAAATAGCTTCATCAAGGAATGATAGCATAGAAATACCATCACCACTAAAGTGATGTTCTAACCAATTATGTGCATCAGAAGGTACACTGTCAGGTAGAGCCATTAAAGGGTTCTTACGTAACAAACCACCAACAAGCACTTTAGCATATTGTGAAGTAAGTCCAGGAAGCTCTGCTTCAGCACGATAAAAGTTATACTGTGCTTGACTCATCTTAGGGCTAAAGGGTAGCAATAAATTCTTATATGTAAAGACATCGATTAAATCATCGTATGCCTTAGCTTGGGACTCGCCATTGAGGACAGCTCTAGAACGTTCCCAAAGAGTCCGTAAAGACTCATACGCAGCACATGGATCACCAACCGACTTGGATGCTGCCTTGCTGCTTGTTGTTGTTAAGTTTGACATTACTTATCCTCTTAAAGTTTTTCTTTCTCAAACATCTTAACTAACTGTCCGACAATATCTGAACGTACTACATCGTCTGAGGTAAACTCGACAATAGGAATATCAATTCCATTACGTTGACACATCTTGACAAGGGTTAAGATACCTGTACCGTTATTTGTATCACTCTGGGCAGGGTCACCACAGAGTACCATCTTAGAGTTTTCTCCAAGCCTTGTTGTAACGGCTTTTAGTTCTTCAATGGTTAAGTTTTGACACTCGTCTACAATGACAAGTGCATCTTTATAGCTTCTACCCCGAATAGTCTCAAGGGGCTGGATTTCAATAGCTTCTTTGGCAACTAAATAGTTATAGAATGATTTACCAAAACAATCTTCTAACACAGTAGTAATAGGCATCAACCACGGTGCCATCTTCTCCTGTACAGTACCTGGAAACGCTCCTAGCGTTCTGCCAGTACCTACGTTAGCTCTACTTAGAATAATCTTCTCATACTTACCTGTCAAATACAGGTTGGCAACTTGAGATGTACTACAATATGTCTTACCAGTACCCGCACAGCCAATAGTAACTGTAATAGGGTATTCACGGATATTGTACATCAAATCATCTTGCTTATCATTCTTAGGCTGAATATGGAACTGCCTTGGAGTACGCGGTCGTACATCTCTTTCAGCCATAGCATTCAATGGAATGATATTAGATTCAATTTTCTCTCTACGTGTTGCTTTGCGAGTTCTTGCCATTAAAGCTCCTGTTAGTTTATTAATCTTTATAGCGGTTAGTCCACTTAACCCAGTATGCCCAGTAAGCAGCACTTAGTCTGCCTCTCTGTATATCTTCTTTGTGTCTAGCATAAAAAGCGTCTCGCCTTGCTTTATATGATTCTGACTCTCCTTCTTTCTGAGGAGAACCACTGACACCTTGTGCGCCAAACCTGATTAGTCTAATAGTATCACCTTGCTTGGATAATACCGCATGAGACTTCTCAGGATGTTTTGGTGTACGCTTTGGCTTGTTATAGCCTTCAAAGGTTTCACCCTGATATTCAATTGCCATAGTTTATTCCTTAAGCATATAAGTCATATTTGTTATTCTGAATTGTAGATAATGTACCATTCGCCTCATATACTTGGGGTATTGGAATAACTTTATCTATAGTCTTAATTGTGTAGGAGTTATCTTCATTACTAAACATCTTATACGTTATTCGCTGTACAGTAGCGTTATAGTAATGTATCCATGTACTAAAGTTAATTGTCATAGTTAGCTCCAGTTATTTAATAGTGTACTCTCTAAGTTCTTTTAAACCTAG